ACTATTCAATAAAGTAAAATATTACCGCGCTAAAAAGGACATACAATTGCCGGTAGGTCGTTATAAGTGGATTGACGCGCGTTTGTATGAGGCTGAACTAAAGATGAACCTTGATACTTTACGCGCCTATATGGATGTGCTCGAGAAGCATTTAGACGGCAGTAAGGGTGTGATTACGCTTGGTAAGGCCCATGAAGTAATATGGGCTATTAGATCGCGTTTAAACCTGGCGTTTGAGCCTGAAACTATAGAGCGTCTGGCTGCAGTCGTGTTTTTCGACGAAGCTGAGATTCTTAACGATTTTGATGAATCTTACGGCGAACAAAAGATTAAATTCTGGCGCGAAAACAAGGTATTAACTTTTTTTTTGACGAGTCCTATCTCAGAATTATTGAATCTAACAGATATATCCGAAACATCTTTGCAGGAATATATCAAGACCAGCCAAGAAATAATAAAAGACTTGACCTCCGTAGCTCAACCTCAATCATAGGAAACTACATAAAAGAGCAAGACATGCAGATCAAGATTGTGGCTAATTACAACATTAAAGATGAAAAGGAGATTAGCCGTATGTCGTGGTTTGACTATAATTTTCATATCTTCGCATTAAAGAAGAAACAAGAGGAAGAAGAATCAAAGCTTCCTTAATGGCCTTTCCGGCAAAACTAATACTCAGTTTATGACTTCGTGGCAAACGACCGGACCATTAACATCAATATCAAATACAATATTGATACAGGCGATGTAAATAAGGCTAAACAAGCATCACAGCAAGCGCAACAAGCCACAGAACAATTACGAAACTCTACACAAAAATTAGGGCAGCAAGGTAGTGCTGACATTAAGGTATTACAGGATAGGTTAACAAAACTACTGACTGAACAACAATCATTAAAGAGGGCTATTGATACTACATGGAGCACGAGAAAAGCAGCTGAATTAGGTACACAATACAAAGATATTACTGATAAGGTAGATAGATTACGATCTAAAATTGATCAGACAACTAAATCTATTAGAGATAATAATGAAGCTCTAAAACAAAATGCTGATGCATCCAAAAAAATATCAGCCAACACAGAATCACTAACAAATCAATTCACATCATTAGTAAATACTGTTAGGTTGCTTCTAACCGCTGGGTTAGCCAAAGAATTGGTAACATACTCGCTTGAAATGTCACGTTTAGCTGGTAATGTGGATGGTGTAAAGCGAGCATTCGATAAACTCCCAAATAGCATAGTTCTTTTAAATGAACTCAGAAAGGCCACACACGGAACGCTTGATGATCTGACATTAATGCAAAAGGCTGTTCAAGCCCAAAACTTTAAGATACCATTACAACAACTAGGGACGCTGTTAGAATTTGCTCAAATTAAAGCACAGCAAACAGGACTAGATATTGAGTATTTAACAAACTCATTGATTACCGGCCTTGGCAGGGCATCTATACGACTATTGGATAACCTTCAGATAAGCGCAGTTGAGTTAAAACAGAAAACAAAAGAATTAGGCTCTACTCAGGAGGCTACCTATGCCATAGTTAAGGAGCAACTTAAAACAATGGGTCAGTATACCGAAAATGCCGCCACGAATGTAGATCAGCTTAATTCATCATGGAAAAATTTAAGCATTACAATTTCTAAATATTTTGAAAGTGGCGGTGTCCCAAAATTTTTAAGAAGTTATGTTGATGCTCTTAATCTATTGATAGAATCACAACAAAAAGGTATTTCAGTAGAAGAAACTTTAAGACAAAGAAGAGTAGAAGAAAATGCGATAATTGGCGTTAACCTTATTAAACAGCAAGAGTTTAATGGAGAACGGGAACATGATTTACAAATAACAAAAGACATTATTGCTGAAAAAACTCACGAGCTAATACAACAACAAGAGGAGAATAAAAATCTTGAATCTAAGATAACATTACATAATAAAGATTATCAACAACAATTAAAAAATAACTCATTAAGAGATCAAATAAAGAATAATAAAATCGCCAATGATTTATTAATAGCTCAAATTAAGATACTTAAACAACTTGAGACAGAATTAGGAAAGGAAGATCCACAGAAACAACAATTAGACACACTTAATGCTTTAGAAGAAAAACTAAAAGGACTTCAAGAGCAAATAAAAGAAACTGACGGTATAAGCACTAAATCAGGTATCAATGAAGCTAGCAGGTTACAAAAAGAGGCTGACTTAGTTCAGGATAAAATTGATAAAATTAAGGATGAAATAAACTGGGAAAAAGTATTGCGCGATCGCCGTGCAAATGCAAAAGACAAAGATGAAACTACTAATATTAAAACAGATGTAAACACAAAAACAGATCCAGGTGAAGTAGATAAAATTTTAAAGGATTTTGAATCATTAATAAATCAAATCAATAAAAATATACCATCAGTAAAGTTAAAAGTATCATTACCAACCATTCCAAAAAGTGATTTAGATAAGTTGGGTGATTCATTTCTAAAACAAAAACAAACCGTAATAGATCAGAGTAATTCTATGCTTGAAAATCAGATTAATTCTGTTTTACAAGCTCAGGTAACTGCTTATGATATTGAGATAAATCAAACTAAGCGAAAATACGATGCTCAAATTGCGCTTGCTGGTGACAACGAAAAAGATAAAGATCGTTTACGTGTTGAAGAAGATAGAAAGATTCAGGTATTAGAGAAACAACGTAATGAGCGTCAAAAGAAAAATGCCTTATCGGCCATTTTAATAAATACAGCTTTGGGTATAGTTAAAGCTTTCGCCACTGCTGCAACTATTTATGATGGTATTGTGGAGGCCGCTTTAGTGGCCGCTGAAGGCGCTAGTCAATACGCAATAGCCGAACGTCAACCAACCGGGTTCGCAAAAGGTGTGCTTAATCTGAAAGGTCCGGGTACAAGCACTAGCGACTCTATACCAGCACGATTATCAAAAGGTGAGTCAGTTATGACGGCTGATGAGACAAAGCGTTCTATGGGCATTCTAAAGGCCATCAGGACTAATAAAATAGATGACAGAATATTAAGAGGCATTGACTTTTCAGGCGGTCGTCAAGAATTCAATGATGCGCGTATGGTAAAAGAACTTCAAAGACTTAATCAAAAACAATCCCCTGATATTGTTCAGCAAGGTAGGACTATCTACGAAGTCCATCAAGTTAGAACAAATTTCAAAAGATTCATTCGTAGTAAATCAATATGACAGGTAATCCACAATTCAGATTCACATTATCACATGACATTAACGGAACACTTGAAATTAGTGAACCGATTGGTTGGGTCAACGCTGTTTTAAAACTCGAACGACATGAAGACTTTCATTCACTTATAGAATATTTTGACGGAGCATTTACTTTTTATGGATCTGATGGAGGCAATATAAATGGTGGTATTGACTGGATAAAATCCACTGAACTACAATTCGGATTCGATACTACTATAAATATTCTTATTGAAGTTTCATTTGATGAAGGTGATACTTTTGAGGAAATATTCTCAGGCCAACTTGACCTTACCGGCGCTCAGGAATTGAAAGATAATAAAATGGAAATTCCTATTATAAGGAATTCACTTTGGTCTAACTTCATTGCCCGTCAGGATGTGCCAGTAAACATTCAATCAGCTACTGATCTGGATGGTAATTCAGTAACGCCAGTTCCGTCAGTTGATTTGAACTTAAAAAATCAGATTATAAAATATTATGGTAACTATGTTCGTGAGGAAAGTTCATTTACTGTAGTCGATTTAGGATTTCCATACGGCATTCAAATGGAATGGGATAAGACAATTATTAATGATTTTAATACTTTAAAATTTTCTCTTCCGCCATGTGGATTTTCATTAGGCTTGTCAGATGATAATTTGGTTATAGGAAACTTCGAAGCTCCTTGGAATGGGGTATTTCATATTGAAAGTCAAGTTATTTCATCATGTTTTATAATAGGGTCGCCAAATGCATGGGTTGCACATAGCTCTGACTTCATTTACCGAATTAGAAAAATAGGTAGCAATACTTATGAAGATGGCGTAAATACTGTTCAAACTGTTGGAGGAAATAGTTATCTAAAATCATATATAAATACAGAGATAAATCTAGTTAAAGGTGATCAAGTTGCCATTTATGGGGTTATGCAAAACTTCGATCGTACTATTTTTGGAAGTAGAAGATTAACATGGAAAACACAACCAAAGGTAGCTACAACAAGAAATTACACACTATCAGGAGAACAAATAGTTGATGGTGTACTAACAAGTAATACCAGAGTGCTTGTACGCATGCAAGCCTCCAAAGAAGATAATGGTATTTACATTACGAATGCAGGTGCATGGACCAGGGCAACAGATGCGGATACGGCGAATGAATTGAATAATGCTGCCGTTCAAATAGATCCATCAGGAGGCGGAACTACGACGGCAAATACATGTTGGAGACAATTAAATACAATAAATGCTCTAGGCACAGATCAGATAGAATGGTACAACATACCAAGTGGTATTGAGGCTATTTTACCTTATAATGGAAGTCCTGTAGATACATATTTAAGAATTGTGTCCGACACATCATTTAGAGATAGCTCATGTGAAACTTTTCTATTACACGATTCAGCATTTGGTATTTGCGATAGAATAACAGGGCAACAAAATTCTTTTTATTCTGAAATATTAGGTAGTGATCAGACAATTAGAAATTATTCATCGAATGGATGCCTTTGGGAATTTATTATAACTCAAGGCTTACAACTACGCGGTTATTATCTTTCAACAAAACAAATGTCTATGCCATTTAGCAAATGGTGGCAAGGTGCAAACCCAATTTTTAACTTAGGCATAAGTTATGATACAATAAACGGTGTAGAAGTCATAAGATGTGAGAATAAGGAATTCTTTTATGATAAAAGTTCCGTCTCTGTATATATCGACAATGTACGAGAGATAATTCGAGAATACGACGCAACCAGAATATGGAATCAATTTGAGTTTGGTTATAAAAAATGGGAATCTGAAGATATAAGTGGAATTGATGACCCGCAATCAAAACGAATATATACTGATGTTATCAAGAAAATAAAAAATACATTCTCACAATACAGTGAATTTATTGCGGCCTCATTAGCCATAGAAACAACACGACGAGTAACCATTCAACAATCCAAAGACTACAAATTTGATAATGATATTTTCATTATTGCAATTGAGGCTATAGTAAATAGTCCTGATAATTATGATCCTGAATTGAATGAAAATTTCAATTCAGTGACAAATTTATTCAATCCAGAAACGAGATATAACTTGTCACTTACCCCCATGAGAAACTTATTACGATGGGGTAATTTCATAGCTGGTAGTTTACAGACTTATCCAACAAGCTCATTTAAGTTTGCATCTGGTGAGGGTAATTACGCAATGACGTCAGATTATGACTTTAATACTGGCGAAGAGTGTATTGGTGTAATCGATGGAGTCATAAGTGAAAGGGATAATATAGCCGTGAGCAACTTCGATTTTATTCACTTACCAAATCTATTCACAATAACCATTGATTTATCATGGGACGATTATTTGGCAATCCGTAATAACAGGACAAAATCCATAGGTGTTAGTCAGACTGAAACAGGGCACAAAAAATTCTTCATAAAAACACTGGAGTACACTATTTGTAAGTCTGAGGCTAAAATAACAATGTGGGCTACTGAAATGAGTCAAATTGATGTTATTGAGACAGTTGCAAATAGTCAAAATTGTGATTCAATACTTAGAATTACTGAGGATGGACAACTTAGAATTACCGAAAATGGCATAAACAGACGTATTTAATATTATGAAAAAGACTTATTTATTCATTATCTTCGCCTTATTGTTCGGTTGCACTACCGAAAAAACATTACCTCAGTACTGTGTCAACGTGACAATATCAGACGGACTTCCGGTTCAATTTTTCATTAACGATTGCGAAACATTTAACGAAAAAGAAATTGGAGGACAATTTCAAAAGTGCTTTGAACACCCATGGGAATGTGCTGACGAAATAAGACTCCAACTTCCTGAAGAAACTTTATATACCAATGTTGCTCCTAACGATTATTCACTTTTTATAAAAGATGATGATAATAATGTGTTAGAGCATTTACATTTTTCACGTGATACAGTTGTTTCGCAAGCATCTTTTGTATTAAATTATTCACAGTTTGGAACAGGTCTACCACAATTTTTTGTGGCATGGAATTTAGGAGACCAATCAGTGATTGGGAATCAAAATCCACCTGCTTGCGCTAGTAAGTTTTTAGTCATTGGAGATATCTCCAATTCAAAAACAGATTTTCCGTTAATATTCACAGTGCCATTTACTATCACTACGATAGGTGATAATCAAGTTACACCAACATATTATCTTTATGATGCAGGATACAGTGAATCAGAAACAATTATCGGGGCAACACAATCATCAAATGGAACATTTTCTGATGTATTGAATTTTAATCCGTCCTTTATACCTGCTCATTTAGTTGTTAGAGTGTCTTTTTTAGGAACGACTACGGCGGCAAAATTTAAAGTAAACACGACTACACTTGATAATGGTTTTTATTTTAAAAAGAGCAATTACTCATTATCGTTTATTCTTGGTGAGTTAGGAATATGCGATCAAAAAATAAGCTTTGATTTGGTTTTAGACGCTACTCCTGATGAAGATATTGCCAGAACTGACGGACTCGACATTAAAGACACTCAAGACGAAACAGTATTAATTACATATTCAAACCACCGTAATTATGCTGGCCTAAATTATTCAGATGTTAGCCCGGATCCAGAATTTAGCCTACGAATACCAGCCATATTCGTTCAGGATGACTTCCCGCAAACAGATGAAGTATTACAGCTAAGTAATTCACGGATGATTCAATTAAACGCTGAAATTACATCAAAATGGCTTCTACAAGTAAAGCAAGTACCCATGTACATGCACAAAAAAATACTTATTGCGTTAACACATCAGTATGTTTATATTAATGGTTTAGCAGTGGTTAAAAATGATGCCTATGAGATTTTGAAAGGGAATCCAAGGTACCCACTTAAACAAGCCACATGTTTACTTACTGAGAAAGAAGATATTCAAAGAAACGTTTTATAATAGCAACTGGCCTTAAAGGCAAAACTGAAAATATGAAAAACACAACAAAATGGCATCTATATTTTGCCTTGAATCAGTGCCGGACTTCGAGCAGCTCAGTTGCGGCACGGAATTGGGCGGTATTGTCGCATTTGCTTTAGTAGATAAGAGCTTAAGCCCGACTAAAACCGACCTACAAACAAAAAGTTATTGGCAGCAAAAGACCGCTGCATCTCCACAGAAAATGTGGATTATTCAAGACACACGCGGTACTTATCCAGGTGGTACACCAGTGGAAGAAGAAGGCTTTGGTAAAACGCCAACACTTCGCACCGGGGCCGATCATGAAGCCTCTATTGAGGTTCGTGGCGTGGAGGAAAATCGCGATTTCTGGGCAGCAGTGAATCAGACTGACAAATGGGGTATTGTATTTTTCACAAATGATGACCTTGGATTTTTTGCTGAGAATGTTAGTGTTTATGCTAAGATTGATATTCAGCAATCAATTAAGACCTCCATCAAATGGATGGTTTCATGCAAATGGTCTGATGATATGAGTAATCCACTTGTATTTGATGCCAGTGCAATAGCTACCCTTTATTCTTAAAAGGGCGTAACTGCCCTTTATTTTCTTTTCTATGGTATACGGAACAGACGAATTCAATAAGACATTATTGAAGATCATCAAAACAACAAAAGTCAGTTTAACAGGCGAGGTTGAAGATGATCAAAAAGATGCATATCGGCATTCATGTTACACTGAATGTTGTGATCATGCAGAGGAAATGTCATGGCATTTATACGGTGAAAAGCCTGTTGATTTGCTTAAAAGAGTTCGCCCGCGTGAAGATGAGGCCGTAAAAGAATACAGAATTGAAAATTATGAACCGCTTACAAAGGCTTCCGCTGATAAGGCCATTAATATTGTCAGCAAAATTTTTAACCCGAACTTATATTCGATCATTTTCAAAAAGAATTCAGGCGCTGAAGAACTTGAACAATACACGATAGAAGAATATCCGGTATTTAACTCCATTGTTAATTTTACTAAAGATGTACTTTTACGTAAGATGCTCGCCGATCCAAACGGAGTAATTGCAACAAAATTGCAATCGATCCCTGAAGGTGAGTCAGAAATGCTTGAGCCAATTCTTGTGACTTATGGTTCTGAATCTATTTACGATTATGATGTTGATCATTTCCTAATTTTCATTGAATCAGAAAATGAAAAGATAAGACAGGAGACTATAACTTGGTTCACATTTGAGTATTATGATAAGAATCAGTATATCAATTTCAGGTGCTATAAAACATCTACCAATAAACTGATCGTCGAGGAGATTGACCGATATGGTTACAATTTCGGAGAAATACCAGTTTGGTTTCTTGGAGGTATGGCCGAGGCTAAAGACAATGGCGAAATAATTTATAAGTCATTCTTTTCATCCGCATTACCTTACTGGAATCAATCAGTAATTCACGAAAGTGATGTAATGGCCTCTTACATTGGTCATATTTTTCCTCAGAAATGGGAATTATCAGACCCATGTGAATATAAAGGACCGCTAGGCATTTGTCGTAATGGATACATCAAAAATTCCGGTGGAATGATCGAAGAGTGTCCGAGTTGCGGAGGATCTGGGTACAAACCTATATCACCACTTGGAGTTTATAAGTTTGAACGCGAAAAACTTTCAGAAGATGGTCCGCTAGGCATAGCACCAGTTGGCTATGTTCCGGTTCCAGTTGATGCCACAAAAATGCTTGAAGAACGCGCCTATAAGATGCGTGAACTTGCTATGTGGGCCATTAACATGGATGTTGAGGATAATGTAGGGGAAAATCAATCAGGGGTAGCTAAAACTATTGATAGGTCTGCGCAGTATGATTCAATTTACAATATCGCGTCAGTTGTTTTTGATACCCATTTAACGAATGGTTTTTATTACATCAATAAGTTCAGACTAGGCACATTAGCGTCTAGCACGGGCACAACGGCTGACAATAATCTACCTCAGATTAATAAGCCTACTCAATTCGATATTGTAAGTACCTCTGAATTGGTTAATAATTTCAAGGTTGCAAAGGATAGTGGCCTTGATCCCAATTTCCTTCAAAACAAACAAATTGAGATTTTAACAAGGGATATGACTACAAATCCTGAGCTTAAAAAATTCAATTCTATGCTTTTGAGTTTGGATCCATTACCAGGACTTGACGCTATCACAATAAGTGCGAATGTGGCACGCGGATTTAATAGCCAGGTAGATGCAGTTATTCATTTCAATATTAAAAAGTTTGTTGAACAAGCAATTAATGAAAACAAAAACTTTGAAACACTGCCAAAGCCTGATCAATATGCGGCACTTGAAAAAATAGCAACTGCATTTATTTCAAAAAATAAGCCTAAATTAGACACTTCAATGCTTCCACCGATTAATCAAAATCAGAATGGCTAAGAAAGTAAGAAACAAAAGCAAGTTGTTTAAGCCTAAAAGCACGCGCAGAATGAAGGGAGGTCTTTATAATCCTTTCTTTTCTTGAAAGCCAGCGATTTAGCGAATCAAATTGAGGACCTTATTTTATCGGCAAACAATGCTTTTGCTGATGATATTATTAATGTCCAGGAAAGTCTTTATTCAAAATTACTTCTTGATATAAAAGAACTCGATGTTGATGCTGATGGCTATATACTTCAGACAGCAAAAAACAGGAAGGTTTTAAATGATACTGAGACTACGATTAACGATGTGTTCGCAGGTTCAAAATATCAGCAAGCTTTATCAGGACATTTAGCAGTAATCAATCAAATCAATGCTTTAAACGCTGAGTATTTCAATTCTATTTCGGATTCATTCGTTGAAAATCGCGTATTTATAAGCTCACTTCAGAATCAGGCTATTGACACTATTGAGACTTATTTAATGGGGGATGGCCTTGGATTCCAGGTAAAAACACCTTTGCTACAAATCATAAATCAAAATGTTAATACCGGGGGAAATTATTCTGGTTTCTTACAGCAACTCAGAACATTTATAAATGGTAACGCTGATTTAGATGGAAGATTATTGAGTTATTCACGTGGACTATTACGAGATACTTTATTTAATTATGCCAGGGCTTACCAGAACTCAGTCACCAATGATTTAGGGCTTGAATTTTACCTATACTCAGGTGGCCTAATGGATAAGTCGAGAGAGTTTTGTAAAGATCGCGCCGGTCAATATTTTCATGAACTTGAAATAGAATCATGGGCGCAATTGGATTGGCAAGGCAAGAATCCATTAACAACAAAATCATCTATTTTCGTGCTTGCGGGCGGCTATAATTGCTCACACCAGTTAATACCTGTTCATATAATTGTGGTCCCAAAAGATCAGATTCAAAGAGCTATTGATTTAGGATTTTATAAAGAATAAAAATTAATTATTGAAATTCACTATTTAATTTATAATTTAGTGTTATTAACTGGCTTTCGAGCAAAACATCTAATACAACGATCGCACCCCGCGATAAAATATGGCGTTAATGACGCAAATTCGGGTCAAGGTTCGAAACATTACTAAAGACGACACCGGACACCCAACCGAACTTTACGGTACGGAAACAATCATCACTTACAAAGCTTTTCAATATCTAACTGATAAATATGAATTGATTTATCAAGTTGATGGCGAAGACAACGAAGTTCCTGGAAACCCAAACTTACATCCCGAATACAGAACGGCAGTGCAACAAAAAAGCGCTGTAGCTCCTGTGGCTGATGTTCGGGTTAATGCTTCACAAGAGCAGACACAAAAGGCAGCGACAAAACGCGGCCCGAAACCAAAAAATAAGGCAAATACGCAGGAACCAATTGAAAACGTAGCATGAAAGGCAAAGCATTCTTTGAAAAAGTAACCCGTCAGGGTAAGATCAATAACGAAGATTTTAACAAGGTTTTAGAAACCTTCCCCGATGTAGAAATACCAGATGTTTTTGTCAATTTGTTTGAAGAAACATTTTTAACTAGGGAACGCGCCGCCGCTGATCCTGTTATTCACAAGAAAATTAAAGGCGAAACACTCAACGGTGTAGATGCTAATTTGGCAAAAATTGCCTTAATATTGGATGTTGCTGACCAGGATGCCATAAGCAAAGAGGAAAACACATTCAAGAAAATAGAGTTGTTGCAGGCAGCCATACCTAAATTAGTTGAAAAGGCTGGCGCTAATAATCCAAATACGGATGAAAAAGTTAAGCAACTTGAGAAAGAAAGAAATGAATTAGTCGGCAAGATCACCGAGATCAAAACCGAATCAGATAAAAAATTAACCGAACTTTCTAAATCCTTTGAAGCAAAAGAAAAGGACATGAAGATTGATTGGACACTTGATAAACAGTTTGGCAATTTTGTTTTTGCTGACGAATATCAAGGCTTGAAAGAAGCTATTATTAAAAATGCAAAGTCTGATATTAAGGATAAAAACTTCCTTACATTAGATGAAAATGGGCAAATCGTAGTCAACGAACTTGTTGGTGGCGTGCCAAAAGTAAAATTCAATGGTAACGATCAAGTTACAATAGATAGCCTTATCACAGATCCATTAAAACCATTCCTGAAGAAAAATAACGGTTCAGGAGGTCAAGAAGATGGTAAAAAACCACTGGATAAGACTAAAAAAGAGTTTGTGCCAGAACAAAAAGATTTTTCTCAAAAAACTCTAGCTGAGATCAGACGAGAAAGAATCACGGCAAACACCTAAGTTCATAACAATTAAATAAAATGGCACAAAACGCCTTCGATCATACAATTATCGGGGCCTGTGAGAATATCCGTAAAGAAGCGGCTGATATCTCAGGTTCTAACTATGCCTTTAATCTACAACGTATTAACGGCGCCCTTGATTTCATCACTTCCCCTGACAATGGTTCAGTAGAAAGTGAACTTGTAAACGTAGCGGGCCAGAATGGCGCGAAATTGACCACCTTAAAAGTTCTTTATGATCAAAGAACTCGCCCATGCCAGGCTTCCACAAGCTTGAATACCAACATCTGTAATGACACTGCGATTACATCAACACGTAAGCAGTTCATTAAGGCAGTTGGTAAGAAGATTTCAAGCCCAGCACGATATTTCTCAAATTCAGATTTGGTTATCATTTGCCAAGGTTCAAAAGAATTTATCCAAAATAGACTTGCCTCAGATTTGAGAGCGACGCGCGAGCGTTGGAATGAAGTGCTTTTGGCTGAAATGAATGCCTTTTCCGGAAAGATTTACCATTGGGATGGATCTGAAACAGCTGCAGGCAGTTCAAAGAATCTGCAATTATTACTGACATCCAGCGGTCAGGATTTACCACAACCTGGTAATTTCGTGACTATTGACCAGGACTTCAAGAACATGCAGCTAACCGGATCGCCTGCGATCATTGGGGATGGTTATTTTGATCGTTTCATGCGTCTTAATGGTTTAGCTTGCTGCAATGCAAGTACACCTTATGGGCAAGCAGTTAACGAAGCTGGCATTGCGTTCTACTATGATCATGCAGCCTCAAATATCCTTGGATCTAACAAAACGCTTGTTATCCCTTACGGTATCCTTCACATGGTTACTTTCAATGAAAACAAGAATATTGCGGATCTATTGGGCAACAATGGCCAGGTAGGCACTGAAATTCACACAACTATTCAGGATCCAGATGGTTATCCAATCGAATGGAATCTTGATATGAAGTGGGATTGCACGACCAAACAATGGAAGTATCAATATTCAGTTCATTGGGATATTTTCAATGTTTACCAAACCGACTCATTCTCTACAGATACCGGCACGCCAGACTGTACAGATGATTTGATTGGCATGACGGGAGTGTTTCCTTATCAGATTCAAAGAGGATAATTTTGTCCTGCTTCGATTCGTATATTACCTTAAATGACTCAACGCCATCCAGGTCGGGGCTTTTCGCTACCGACCTGCCTGGTATTGATACTGATATGCTTGATGGCATAGCGCGTGATATTGATAGTTCACCGCCTGATGATGCAAGCACAATCTGGCCTACAATTTATAAGCGCGCTCAACGAAATCTTATTTCAGATGTATCAAAAAACATGCAGGATAAATTTTTCCTTGACTTAAAGCTTATTTCACGTGAAACATCACAGTTTACACAGGATATAAATTCAAATTCAGGTCTATCAGGCATGAGCCTTGAATTTTGGCTCCCAAAATATGCACGGCTTCATATCATATCCTTAGAAGTAAACAGCAATACTATTTATACCGCTTCAGATGTCATTAAAATATATCGTGATGACGAAGATGGTGAGTTGCTGGATACTATCAATACAGCTTTAGTAGTAGGCAAAAACACGATCAATATTGACACTGATTACGAAGCAAATAAGGTTTTTATTGCTTATAATCCATCAGTATATACATTTAAGCAAACTGAAAATAAACAATTCGGTGATTTGTTTTATGGCAATTTCAATTCACACATTTGTGATATTTGTTATTATGGTGATCAGGGATTTTTAGGATCATTCCAACAAATTAATGGCGGAGGTATTAACGTTAAATACTTAGTTTATTGCTCAATTGAAAAGTATGTATGTGATAACATTAAATTGTTCGAAGATGCATTACTTTATAAAATTGGTCATGAGATTACAGTAGAACGTCGCCTAGGTGAACGATTGAATAAATTCACTGTAATGATTCAGGAACGATGGGATGAATTAGAGGGTTTTTATAACGCTCAGTATCAACAAAATTTAATGAATACAATAAGAGGTTGTAATGTGAATGAGGATGAATATTGTTTTTCGTGTCGCAGCACAGTCAGAGTAGTAAATAAAATTCCTTAGTTATGGGTTGTAATTGCGGAAGTAAAAAGAGAAAGAAACGTGGCTAATGAGCTGACTGGATTAATTAATAGAATAGAAGCTTCTATTCGTTCGGATAGAAACATGAGAATTACTTTGTCTTCAGTTTTAGCAGTTCATAAACCAAGGATATTTGAACAGGGGCAAGATGCCACAGGAGGTAAAATAGGTACCTACGGAACAAATCCTATTTCAATTTCAAAGAAGAATCAAGCGCGTAACACCGGAAGAACTTATTTTAAAGGTGGTTACGCTGAATATAAGAGTGCAGTTGGTAAGAACCCAGGATTTGTAATTCTACGCAATACAGATCAAATGTATGCTGATTATGGTTTAGTTGGTTCGAATGGTGATTATGGTTTTGGTTTTCAAAATACCGTGAACTATAATAAATCTCAATGGATGGAGGAAAAGTATAAGAAAGACATTTTTGACCTTTCTTCCAATGAAGAAAAAGTGTTAGCTGATGTTTTAACAGCTTTAATTTTACAGGATATATGACTGACATAATTGAAGCAATTGATGCATGGACCGCAGATAGATATTCATTATACACTCAAAAACTTTGGGGGTTTTGTGAATTGATGCGCAAAACATCGAATGATAAGACTCAGTTTATACCGGTAACTATTCCGGCAAGAAAACAAGTTTCAATTGACGACAGATATCAGTTTATTACATGGATTCGATGGACTGATAATTTGAACTATGAACAGGATACTGAATGGAGTTTTGGGAAGTTTGAAACACAGCGCGCGAAGTTACCATTAAGAATAGTGCTAGCTCATAGAACTATGTTAGGTGAAAATATTGTTTTTGATTTTGTAGAAAATTTACCACAAAGATTTAATGTACCTGGTTATAAATTTGTTTTTACAAGTGACACGCCAGTTATAGATCCAAATCACGAAACAATTTACACGACTGAATTAAGTGAGACTGTTTATGAAAAGCATCGATTTGATTGGAATATTTACGTGATAAATTTGACTTTAGAATACATTGCTTGCGTCGATGATAACCTTAGAATTTTAGAAGATGGTTCTTATCGATTAATAGAACAACAGGACTTTAGAGTGACAGAATAAAATGGCAAAAAAGATAAGTCAACTTTCGGCGGGATCAACATTAACAGGTGCTGAATATTTTGAGATGGTCCAATCAGGAACTTCAAAAAAGACTACTGCGGCTGAGATAGCGGCATTAGCAAGCGCAGCCTCATCAGGTCTTACAGCATGGGATATGTCTAATAATCCCGGTAATGATAAATTTCCAAGCGGGTCTATACAATGGCAACGATATTATTTTACAAGATCTGGATCAACTACACTTGTTGATAAGAATGGGAATCCATTACCAGATGAATGTATTGCGACCGCGAAGGTAACAAATGCTTCTACTACAGACCCAAATCAATGGATATTTGAAAACACTATATTCTAAAGACTATGAAATTCTTACTTACACTTTTAGCGTGGTTAGCTTGGAACATAGCTGAAATGGAGATCAGGCGACGTGAACTCGATGA